AAAAGCGAAAGCAGTAGCAAACTTCCTGTTAGAACAGGGGCGGGAGTATTTTTCCAAGAGCTACGCGTCCACCAACGACCCTATTTACAAGGCACTAATAGACAAACGCATTGTCCCTGTGGGAGGCGCAGGCGAACTGGTCAAAGGCTACATGGCCCGCCAAGCCAAAAGAGACCCTGAAGCAATGCAGGACATGACCCGGGGCTATGATGCGGGCATGCAGGCTTACCTTGCTAAACAAGGCATGGGAGAGGAGGCTGGATCTGCCGCAACAGAGCAGTTGGCCTTACGTACTTTGGAAGCAGGGGAAAAGCAACAACTTATGCCCGAACAAATAGGCAAGCTTACCGTAAATAGCGCGCTGCCCTCCTATAGAAACTTAGAAAACGCCACAGATATACCTGCAGTGCAGGAAGCTGAGAAATTCAACGAAACGCTGTTTAACATTAAGGACTACTTTGTCCCAAGCTTCTTGTCTCCAAAAGTAGTTGGCCCAGAGCTTGTAAACATTCCCGCTGAAGAACTGTCAAAAATGACATATCCACAAGCTGTGGAACGTGTGAACGCCGACCTGCTTTTTAAGCGTGATTTCTACATGGTAGCCAATGACGTAGGCGAGGGTCGCATGGGCAGCTTGGGCAAGGATGGCAAGAAGGCGGAAAAAATGCTTATGTTTACTGTCCCTTTTAACACGCCAAGCAAAAATAAGCTGTTAAATTGGGTTCGTTTGACTGACTCTAAGGGTGCCTATATGGAGGGCAAGGCCATGAACCATTCCGTTAAGGACTACAATGAGTACGGCACCTACAACGAAGGAGGCAAAGCGGCCTTTGACGCTGGAAAAGCAGAGATTTACTCCTTGCGCAATAAAGAGGGCATGCCTTCACTGACCGTCGAGCTTGCAAACAGGCAGCGCCCGGATGGCTCTGTTGAAAGGGTAGTCACGCAGATTAAGGGTCGCTTTAACTCCCGCCCGTCCTCGGACACGGAGTTATTCAATTTGTTTGATACGATAAAGCCCGACCGCGTTGTCGAGGAGTCTTACCAAATGAACAACAAAGGGGAGGCGCTTGATAAATCCGTTTCTGTGGACTGGGGCAAAGAGTACGCAGACTACAGGGCAGGAAACGACGAAATACAGAACGCTTTTAACACGTACAGGCAAGGCGGGGCAGAGGGATTTGCCAAAGGCGGCATGGTTGAGCGTACAATAAACGACAACAGGAAGTACCTGTAACCCCTGTAAGGAAACAGAATGGCCATAGAAAAAGAGACGGCAGAAAGCCTAGATATTGAGATTCTTTCAGAGGAAGAAGCCCCTGATATTGAGATCGAGCTAGAGGAAGATGGCAGTGTTGTCGTCAACCTAGGAGAGGAAGAAGAGGCGGATGTCGCCTATGACACCAACCTAGCCGAGGTCCTTGATTCAGATGTCTTGTCCAGCATGTCGTCGGAGCTAACAACTTTGTTTGAGGCGGATAAGGCATCTCGTGAATCTTGGGAAAAGCAGTACAGCGGCGGCATGGAGCTACTGGGCTTTTCTCTAGAAGATCGTACTAAACCATTTAAGGGCGCGTGTGGCGTGTACCACCCGCTGTTGTCCGAGAGCATTGTGCAGTTTCAAGCGCAGGCCATGAAAGAGCTAATGCCTTCTGATGGCCCTGTTCGAACTCGGGTCTTGGGCAAGGAGACCCGAGAGAAGTTGATGCAGGCTGATCGCGTGCGCGACTTCATGAACTACCAGATCACAGGCGTGATGGAAGAGTACACGCCTGATTTTGACCAGCTGTTGTTCTATGTGGGCTACGGCGGTTCTGCCTTTAAGAAGGTGTACTACGATGAGTCGCTAGGCCGCATGGTCAGCTGCTTGGTTTTGCCTGATGACTTGTACATCCCATACCATGGGTCGTCGGTCATGAGCAAGTGCGAGCGCATTACGCACCGTGTGTGCATGTCTACCAATGCCTACCGCAAGGCGGTAATAGCTGGGCGCTATTTAGATTCAGCACAGGCCACAGATGAGCCTAATTCGTCTTCCATACAGCAAAGCACTGACAAGTTGACAGGCCAGTCCCCTTCTGGTGAAGAGAGTGAGATCGTCTTGTTGGAGTTCCAAGTGGACTACGACCTGCCCGGTTTTGAGGACGTAGATGAGGACGGCGAGCCCACGGGCATTAAGCTGCCTTACGTTGTTACCGTGGATGAGGCCAGTGGCACTGTTATTGGCGTGCGCCGAAACTGGAAAGAGCAAGATGGCCAGAAGCAGCGCCAAGAGTACTACATACACTATTTGCTGGTCCAAGGCCCCGGTGCATATGGCCTAGGCTTTTTGCACTTGATCGGGGGTCTGTCTAAAACTGCCTCTTCTGCTTTGCGTCAGTTAGTGGATGCTGGTACGTTGTCTAACTTGCCTGCAGGTTTCAAGGCTAAGGGTGCGCGGATCATGAACGATGATTCGCCACTGCAGCCCGGCGAGTGGCGTGACATGGATGCAGGCGGTGCGGAGTTGCAGAGCTCCTTGCTGCCACTACCTTACAAGGAGCCTAGCCAGACGTTGTTTGCTTTGTTGGGCTTCTGTGTGGATGCGGGCCGTCGCATGGCAAGTATCACGGATATTCAGGTGGGCGACAGCAACCAGAATGCTGCCGTAGGTACGACAATCGCGTTGTTGGAAAAGGGCTCCACCGTGATGTCCGCCATCCACAAGCGCTTGCACTACAGCCAAGGCATGGAATTTAAGTTGTTGGCCAAGGGTTTTGCGGAATACCTTCCTGACGAGTACCCGTATGATGTCCCGGGCGACAGCCGCTCCATCAAGGCCATGGACTTTGACGACAGGATTGACATCCTGCCAGTGTCCGACCCCAATATCTTTTCTGTGGCCCAACGCATTACGATGGCGCAGACGCAGCTGCAGTTGGCGCAAAGTGCGCCGCAGATGCACAACATGTATGAAGCCTACCGCCGCATGTACCATGCAATTGGTGTGCGGGATGTAGATGGTATTTTGAACAGTCAGGACATTGACAAGCCTAAGGATCCGGCGAGTGAGAACTCAATGGCCTTGGATGGGTCTCCGCTGAAGGCATATGCTGGCCAGCAGCACGATGCCCACATGCGCAGCCACGTTTTGTTTGCGCTGTCTCCGATGATCGCGTCCATGCCCAATGTCGCCACCAACCTGCTAAAGCATTTGCTGGAGCATATCCGCTTGAAGGCGGAAGAGGAAGTCGAGGCCGAGCTGTTCACCCAATATGGCACCGACCCCGACCGTATGGTGTCAGCTTTGCAGCGCGAGGCGATGGTGGCAATTAAGGTTGCCGCTCTATACGAAGAGATGAAGGCCATGCAGGACGAACTATCAGGTGCGGGCCAAGAGCAGCCTGACCCAATAGTGGAGCTTAAGAAGCAGGAACTGGCGCAAAAGGCGCAAAATGATCAAATGGATGCACAGGTGGATCAGTCTCGTCTTGCACTGGATCAGAAAAAAGAGCAAAATGACGTGGCGAACGACCAAGCACGTTTGGCAAACCAGCAGCAATTGGCTGCGCAGCGTAACGAACTAACCATGTTGCAAATGCAGCAAAGAGGAAACTGACATGATGAATAGGCGTAAATTTAACAAGGGTGGTGAGGCCCAGACCAGTCCCTATAGCGTTGAGGAGTTTGTAAAATTTGCTAAAGAGAACTTTAAGCAGGGCTCCCAGATGATAGCAGATAATGTTGAGGTGATAATTGGCACCAAGCGTGGGAAAGATATTGAGGATCGCTTGGCTAAAAAGTACCCATACTCGAATAATAAAGAAAAGCCCCCAGAGATGTATAGCACTAAGCCTGTCAAAATGAAGATGATAACGGCCGCAGGCAATAAGCCTGCCGTTGCTAAGGCAAAGGGGGGCATGGTAAAAAAGTCAGCTCCTGCCAAAAAAACGACCCGTGGTAAGTCGTAATCAACTATTTAAGAGGAAACTAACATGATGAATATGAAGTACAAACACGGTGGTATGGCCAAAAAGAAGATGGACATGGAAAAGCCCATAGGCGAAAAGTCTTCTATAAAGGCCACGAAAATGGCCAGCGGCGGCGAGATGAAAGCTCGTGGCGGCGGTGCAGCTACCAAGGGCTTAAAGTTTAAGGTGTGCTAAATGAAAAAAAACATTAAAAAACAGGGACAAAAGACCCCTGTTGCAAAACCAGCGAAGAAAATGGGTACTATGCCTGTGCAAAATGGAAAAATTACCTACGTGACCAAAAAAGATGCGGCCAAAAAGGTAATGATCGCCTAAAACAGGTGTATAGTGTGTACGTGGCCACCGAGCAAGGCCTATTTTGCTTGCCTCATTGGAGAAATCCATGCTTGAATTTACAGAGAGTCTCTACAAAGAGCTCCGTCAGTTGAAAATGGACACACAGGATGTACTCCTGAGTGGCCGCGTCACGAGCATGGAGCAGTACAGGCATCTTATGGGCCGTCTCGAGGGTTACGTTTTTGTAGAAGAGGTCATGAAAGACCTTTTAAAAGAAAACCCCATAGACTAAGGACCCAGCAAATGGAAAAAACTGCACTTGAGCAGAAATGGGCCGAAGAAGCAGCCAATAAGGTTCCGTCCTTATCTGATGCTTACGGCGAAGACGGTGAACTGAAAGTGGAAGAAATCAGTGGCTCCGTTTTGGATCGAATTCCGAAGCCTACGGGCTGGCGAATCGTGATTCTCCCTCATCGAGGTACGAAAAAAAGCAAGGGCGGTATCGTCCTAGCTGATCAGACCATTGAGCGTCAACAATTGTCGACGACCTGCGGATACGTCTTGCGCGTAGGCTCTTTGGCTTATGGCGATCAGGCGAAGTTCCC